TTTCCGCTTCCATGCCACTATTTCAAAATGATACGGCAAACCTCTTGGCAACATTTGATACCAAGGTGTTACCTCTGCATCATATTCCAATGAATCCATTGCAAGGGTTAATCCCTTCTTTGTACCTGCAAGCCTGCGAACATGCCAAGCATTCGCCACTGTTTGCCGTTGCTCACTTTCAGGCGCGTTAGCATCCCACTCGGTAACACCTTTATCCTGCGCTAAATATGGCAGGGTTGATTGATTGGTTTGTCGAGGGTTAAGTAATTGTGGATAAGGATTATTTATTTCATAGAGCAGCTGGGTAAATGCTATCTCTAAACCGCGCTCAAATAAGCTGCGGTTATCAGGCAGCACACTACCGTTTTTTAGCTCACTCATAAGGTTCTTATCTCAATATCAATTAACTGACAATAAGGGGCTTGTTGCTCGGTTGCTGTTATGGCACTTAACGGCTCCAGCAAGTCTATTTTTTTAGCCCCTGCTTGATGCAATAAGTGTGTGACCATACTCGGTTCTATCGTTGCGCCTAATCGATGTTGCTCATCAGCATAAATCTGCAAAAGCTTCTCTGATTCTACTTTGGTGACCGAGGTGTCAGGTGCTTTATTAATATAGGCAATAGCTCGCATTCGATACGGTAAAACTACCGCTTTAGATACCGTTATCTCGTCAGTGGTTGGCGCAACATCATCACGCATAAAATAGTTTTCAACGGCTACGGTTAAGGCATCACTAGGTGTACCATCACCAGAACGCGCCAACAAAATAACATCAACTTTACCTGCAGCAGTTTTAACGCCAGTTGCATCTTTAACTTTACCTGCCATCGAGCCTTTCTCGAACTCATAAGTAACGATCACTTTATCAGGCTCAGGCGAATCAACTTTAATCGTTGGCCGTTCGTCTAATGTCATGGCGTGATATTTGTAACCCATTTTCGGACCGGCATTACTGAAACTATACGGGGCTAAAAAATAACGCAGTTTTAAATGCTCATCCGATTCATAATCTGGCAAAACGGGAGGAAAGGCATTTGCATCTCCCTCGGTTAATTTCTGACGTTCTAAACCTAAATCTGCAACCTTGGCATCAAGGTTTGTGCCCTTAGCCCAATACGCAAACATCTGCAGAGCATCTTCATTAAGCTCTCGAATTCGAGTTTGTAAAACAACGGTGCAAGCTTCCACCATTTTTGTGGCCAGTTCAGCCTCATTACTGAATGTTTGTTCTACGCTCGTCGCAATCGACGGGTCACTTTTCGCAACATGATCAATCACGGCTTGCTTAAATTTAATAAGCTGTTGCTCAAATGTGGGAACGGCAACAACTTCTGGTTTAGCTAAATTATTTTGTCCTGGAATAAACATTAAACACTCACTTTAAAGTTTCGAGGTTGCCCATGCCAGTTTCCCTCAAACTGCAAAACAATGCCTGTGGCATGACGACTAGCAATACAGCGCGTCGGCTGATAATCACTAATGCCGTTAATTGCTGAGTAGAAAGCATCAATAGCATAAGACTGAGCGAGCATTAATTTATGTTCACTCATGTTTTTAGCCAGTGTTTCAGGTACTCGACTACCAAATCCCCGACGTTTTTCACGGCTACCAATGCGCGTGCTCATCACTTGCTGAACGCGCGAAATGAACTGCTCCCAACCTGTGATGGTTCGGCCAGTGTTTCTGTCAATTCCAATCATTGTAGTTGATTCGCTGAGCTGGTTTTTGGAGTACCATGATTGTGGTCATGAGTGTTATAGATATCCCTGTCATCACTCATTGAGCGCGTTTTATCTGTGATATCTTTATTTGATTTAATGTTACCTTTAACCAGCATGTCTTTATCAACGATAACTTTACCAGTGCAATGCAGCTCGGCTGTATCAAAGGTGACTTTTTCTGGTACCACAAAATCAGCAGTACCTGATTTCATTACAACGGTGAGCTTATGTGCTTCATGATCATAAGTAATATCTGTGCCGTCGGGATAAATACGTTTATGTTCGCTGGCTTTTTCACTCGGTGCTGGAAATTTATTGCTGAATACGCCAAATAGAGCAAACGACTGACTACTGTTATCACCTGCCGCATAATTGAGTAATAAACATTGCTCTCCAACCGATGGCCGACGATATTCTCGAACATCACCACTACTTGCAGCAAACCATTTAATATGCGGTGTTTCATTGTCACCGTGCTTAACTTTAACGGTTGTTTTACCCGTTTCAATACACACGCCTACCCTAATCATGTTTCTAAGCCTACGGTGCAGGTCGTCAATCTCTTCGGTGAGTTCGGTGATAGTGTCACCGTATTCTTGCAATTCAGCACGAATTAGGGATCGTATTATTTCTCGCATAGCTATCTCTTATTGTTTGTCATACTGATTAATGTCGTCAGCATCTTTGGGCAATGTTGCAACCCAAACCTCACGAACAATAGGATCGTCATCTAACAAAGATGCACCTAGATAGATACGTTGATTAAAGCTGACACCCCACGCGTCATAACCATCGGAGCCTGCTTTAAAAATACTGGGTGCAGATTTTATATTTTCAGGTAAATCAATTTGTGTACTGGGTAAACCCCATAAGTTTTCATCTATCACACGCTCAATAGCTGCAGAAAGATTAATCGCTTCTAACTCTGCACGTTGACGGTGACGACCGACAACTGCATGTAAAGTAATATCGTACTGATGACAAAAACGACCATCGTGGCCACGGGTTGCACTGGATGATTGTTCAAACTCAATCAGTACCATTGCATCAAATAATTCAACCTCGCCAAAATCGGCATAACTAACTACAGTCACACCGTCTGCTAATCGCTGTTGCAAGGTATTTAAAATGGCATCATATAAATCGGAGGGCTGTTTCATGTTTCAACCTTAAGTGCGTAATGAAGCTCTTGTTCTAATATTTCTTTGTAACGCTTATTTAACCTGCGCTCATAACGACCTAGCACCTCTTCGCCAACTTCCTCGATTGATATACCGATAGTTTGAACTGGAAAACGACCTTTATTTTCAGTCATGAAACTGTGGTCATAGTGCGGATATAATCGTCTACGTTGACGAACAACAGAGTGTTTAAATGCTCTGTTGCGTTTGGCTCGAATGTAAACACGCCCTTCTGAGCCGTAAACGGTTTTGTAAAAAGCACCGTCATACTGCTCTTTACCAACTTTTACACCTGCAGAGTTTTGCTGTGGATTCGCTATGTGATGAGCGCCAATTTCTAATAAGCCAACCCATATATGCACATTGCTTTTCTGAGAATCAACAATAAAACGCTCTTTAAGTGGTGCTTGTTTAATACCAAGTTCTTTGGCCATTTCACGTATAGAGTGAGTAACTAACCATTGCGCTGCTTTTTTTGTCGCACGATGAACAGCTTTAGCCACCTTGCCATCAATATTCGGTAAACCACTGGTGATTGATTGAGTATCTGCACCTAAATCAATGTTCAGATACCCTGTCATTTCTCGTCGTTTATGCCAACGCCAATTTGATGAAGAAGTAACGCCAGACATGATCACACCTCATCTTTGAGCCAACCATTAGCACCTGCTTGCTTGGCTTTGTACGGCACAAGACTTAATACAGATAAGTTATTATCAACTGGCTCAATAGCTGCAATGTGGTAATCAATACCACCCATGTCCAATCGCACAAGGTGATTTTGATATGGTTCAGGAACATCATCAGTACGCATTTGAATTTTTATGCCAGGTCTAACACGCATACCACGATGTTTCTCACCACTGGAGATCAACCTATCCGTTGCTTCATCATCAAGAATTAATGCGTCGGCCTTGACGATAGTGTCACCAATAATACGAATAGTTTTACCGAAACCTGTAGAGGCATTGAGCAATCCCATATCCATATCAGCCACTAAATCATCAAAGCCGCCTAACATTAAAATTCACCCGTCAGCAATACTTCAATATTGGTTTCAGTCGCAATACCAACCTGAGTAAATAAACCCACTAACTTGTTATCAGTGGCTGTCGTTGTCAGCTCGCTGTCGGTACTATTCCAATATGCTTTAGCAAGTTGTGCTGGTGTATCATCTGCAGCTTTGGCAATTTTAAAAATACCACGATATTCAGCGGTAAATTCACCACCTTCATCAGTCGTTTGCTTAGGGATAACAAGCAGGGAACCAACTACCACGGGAACACCTGCTTCAACACCGTCACTTGGTGCCATCAATGTCAATGTATGACCTGGCGCTATAAAGTTTTTCATCAGAAACTCTCCAAAATAAGACAAAATAAAAGCGCCATGATTATCTCAATGGCGCTCTATTAATTATTGACCTGGGTTTTTAACCAAAGTGCGATGACTCAATGCACTAACACCTGCATCGAGGCGAACTTTGAAGTCAGTGCCATCAACTGACCAACCATTTTGCTGTTCAAGATACGGTGTGTCGTTACCATCTAAATAACCCACTTCAATCGTATCAAAACCATTACCTGCTGCCATAAACCACGGTAATGGTTCTCCCGATTTGATTGCTGCATCAATACGAGCATCTGAAACGACTTTGGCAATACCATGAGCAATATTGTGTACATTGCTATGCTTACCATCAGGATCAAACATTGAATTAACTAATTGAGATGCACGGGCTTTTAGTGCGCGTGGAACAATTAGAAACTCTGGCTCAATATTTAATACACTGCCTGCAGAGTCTTGATGTAATGCCATCATCTGAGCAGCTTTATCCAATTGTTCCGCTGTTAAACCAGAAGCGGCTAACAGGTTTTTATGATCAGCATGGAAGAGTGATTTACCATCTGCCATTTTAGGATTGGCCAACAATACTGCATAAACTAGATTACCTACCGTGCGAATGGCAGCTCGACCCATTTTTGACGGGATTGTTGAAAACACGCTTAAATCATCATTGATGATGGTTTGACGGGTAATTGAGAACATTTTACCGTACGTCGCCAATTGGATAGTTTCACCCGTGTCGTTCATAGTTGCGTATTTATACTCACCACCATCAGGCACTTTATCCAAGGTCGGGAACGATTCTAAACCTACACGCTTAGTCGGTTTGAAATCGGATAACTGACCTTTACGTGTCCAGTCTTGGAATGTTTCATTTGCTTCTGTTGCACCTTGCAACATTGATTTACTGGCAACATCTGAGAGTATTTCACCAAAGTCACTTGAGGTATGAGTAAATGCCATGCCAATCATTTCTTGACGATCAACACCATAGGGACTGATGCCTGCTTCGCTTAATGATGCTCGTGCCATTTCTTGCAACGTCATACCACGGAATCCATTATCAGGTTCAATCGTTTCTAAACCTGCGCGAGCAGCTAATGCATTACCCATGTGATCACGTACAACAGAGCCATTACCTACATTAATATGAGTACCACCCTGTGCAGGTTGTTTGCCTTTTCCTAATGCAGCTAATAACTGGTCTTTTGCTTGGTCAACATCAACGTCAACATCAATAAGACAAGAATTAAGTAATTCACTATGCTGGTCTTCAAAACCCTTGAATGCAGCTTGAATTCCCGTGCGACGTTCTTTATCTTGCGCTTTAAACTGCGCCAACGCATCGTCACTGCTTGGGGTGTTCTCGTTTGGCTTTGGTACATTGGTACTTGCCGTTGGCTCCACCAATAAGTTTTTCGCTTGCTTAGGCATTGTTGCGTAATCCTTAATTCTATTCGTTGATATTGACGCAGAAATATCAACTGCATCGGTGAGTTTGTCGGCAAAGCCTTGGTCGATTGCGTCCTGCCCCATTAACCAAGTATCTGCAGCTAATAGTTCGGACAGTTCATCTTCTGTTTTTCCAGTTTTACTGGAGTATGCGAGCATTAAACTGCTCTCAAATTGGTCTAACAGGTCTGCATATTCACGCATATCATCAGCATTTCCACCTTGGATACCCCAAGGCTTATGCACCATCATCCATGCATTTTCTGGAATATGGATAGTGTCACCAGCCATTGCAATCACACTGCCCATACTGGCCGCAATACCACCAATAAACACATCAACTGTCGCAGGGTGATTTTTTATCATGTTGTAAATGGCAAGTCCTTCAAGGATGTCACCACCAAGACTGTGCAAATGCACATTGATTTGCTTTTTACCGTTTGCTGCAGGAGCAAACTCTTTAGCAAACTGCTGGGAACTGATACCCCATGCGCCAATGTCACCGTAAATCATTACGTCAACAGCATTGTCATTCTTGGCTGATGCTTGAACTTTGTACCATGTTTCGAGCAACTCATTTTTAACTGCTGCCATTGCTGGAAATTTTTTTGTTTTCTTCACGTTTAGCTCCGTAATATTCATGATAAGGATCAGACTTAAACACCAGTTGTTTTTCACGGTTCTCTGCAATTTCTGCAGCACGTTGGCGTTTGGTTTCAGCAGGGTTTTTACCCCTAGCCCGCAATACTTCAGCTTCAGTACCAAAGCCACCTGCAACGATTTCGTTGTTGGCCTTAGCTTCTTTTGCTGGGTCTATCCACGGCATGACTGGAGCTTGATAAAATGCTAATAACAGGGTGTTAGGATCAACATCAGGTGGCACTGTTAATTTGCTACTGAGCAATGCCATTCTTATGCACTCTCGGTAAACAGGTCTTGACCACTGAGCAATAAACGAATTACTCATCACGCCATAACTCAAGTACGATTCAACTAACTCTTGTCGTTGCGCTGAATACGTACCGTCATATTGTTTGGCCACCGTTGAAAAGTTGGCACCCGTTGCAGAACAAATAGCCCTGACCATCGTATCCCTGAACTTTTGCAATAGCGCATTGGGACGTTTACTTTCTATCGTCCCAACATCTTCACCTGGGCGTAAATCATCAAAGATTGTGCCTGGGGAAATTGGCATGTTTTTTCGAGATTCAACTGCATCATTTGACTCGTAATCTTCAGGAACACCTTTACGAATATAAAACGCCATAGCTGCAGCAATTCGTGCAGCAACTAGTTCAGATTCTTCATAATTCTGCAATCCTGAGATACGTTGCATGGTGCTGGCCAAGATGCTAACTCCTCGCCCTTGATGCAACCGCTTAACTTGTCTAATGTGCAAAATGCTATCAGCACTGATAGCTCGCGTTTGATCTCGATAACTATAAT